CCGCGCCCACGGGTATACGCCTGCCGCTGCCATTCGCTCCTGGTGTTGTTCAATCTCCGCCCTCGCCCTGATTAGCAGCCCGATCAGCTCGTCCACAGCTTCCTGCTCGACGTACACCGTGGCATAGGCGTCCCGTAAATGGATGGTGCCAGAGGGGTTCTGTTTGGAGCAGTGGGCTATGACCCCCGCGCCGCCCCCGCCCATCTGTCCTATCCGTCGTGACATCACCGTCCGCTCGCCGTCCGCTGCCATGTTTGCCTCCCTATAGGCCAGGGGCGGGGTCAAAGCCCCGCCCTCCCCTGCCGTGTCTAGAATGCCAGCTCCTCATCATCCTCTTCCTGGGTGTCTGCCGCATCTTGGGTGGCGTGCGCTTCCACGTATGCCTGCAGCCGCTGCAGAGCATCGTCCAAGCTGCCGCCAAAGTCCTTGACGTGCTTCACCCCGAGCGCCTCGTGCGCTTCGGCAGCCGACAGCCCCAGCGTCCTCCGTGCGGTGCCCCAGAATCTGTTACGGCTGTCATTGTCGTCGATCCAGTGTTCGCCGCTGCCGCTGCCGCCTGCAGCGCGCCGTTCCGTGCTGCCACTTTGTCGCTGTTGCGGCGGTGGGGTCACGTCCGTATAGCTGCCGTCGACGGGCAGGTCTTCCAGATCCTGGGTGAAGTAGTCACTGGCATTTACCGCGATCAGGCAGGCCGCGACCAGCGCCCTCTTCTGGGCCATCTTCAGCACAGTGTTCACTAGGTCCGCTGGATCGGGGTTCAGCACCTTGCCGCGCGGCTGGTCCACGATTCGCGGATCGTCGTCCCCGAATTTGGCACCACAGCCATCCCGCTTCTGCCAGCACAGCCAGCCGCCCCCATATTCGGGCCGCCCCTTGATGATCGAGCCAGAGCGTCCGCATTCTGGGCACTTCAAGTCGGCCTGTCTGTAGCGGTACTTCGATTCCCAGCTGTTGCAGCTACCGTCCGCCTCTGCGATCAGCAGGTCCGCCCGCCACAGCTGGCAACGGAACCAGTAGCTGAAAAACGGCTCGTCGCCGTGTTCAGCCCCCGTCCAGTCCTCGTCTCGCTCGATCAGCTGGAAGCGCACGGTCAGCCCAAAGAGCGTCGTCAGCTTCTCCGCGCCAGGTTTGAGCAGCACGCGCTTGTCGCCCGTTCCAGGGATCACTCCATAGTCTATCCCCTCCCGCATTTCAGCGGCAATGAAGCTTGCCAGCGCCACGCTCCTTTCGTGCGCTTGGCCCAGCCCCAGGGCGGGCATATACGCCGAGCCCGCCGTCTGTACCAATGCCCTCTCCTCAGTCCCCATGTCATGCCTCCCTTTCGATCCGATCCAGATCCTCCACGTCCGCCTCGGCCGCAGCCGCGCTCAGCGCGGCGCATACCCTGTTCAGCACCGGGGCCGTCCGCTTGCTGGGCAAAATGTACCCCGAGGCGATCAGCCCCACAATCACCCGCCACGTGTTGTAACTGAGCATGCCCCCGCCTGCCTCGGCTAGCATAGCGCCCAGCCCCTCATTGGTCTCGCGCGCTGCCGCCTTCACCATACGGATTTTCGTCTCCCATCCCATCGTCCCCCTCCTTCGCCTATCGTCCACAGGTCCACTATACACCATGCCAAGCGCACGGTCAAGGGGTCGCGCAAGCTCCCCTCGCCCGCGCCAAGCGCGCCTCCCGCTCTTGCCATTCCTGCAGCCCATCGGAGTCGTCCACGATCAGCGGGCGCTGGCCTGTCTCCTGTTCCAGCCGCTTTGCCTCCAGGACGGCCAGCTTGCGCGCTGCAGCCTGCGTCCAGCATGTCCAGCTGTCCCTGCCAGTGTCAGCCCAGCCCAGGGACACGCGCCAATAGGGTACGGGCTGTCCGTCCAGCGCCTGGGCCGTGTACGCCCCTTCCACATAGATCTTCGTCATGCTGCCTCCTCTATCCTGTATCCTGCCAGCCGCCAACCCGTCCACAGCCGTCCCCAGCCCCGCCCGATCATATCCACGGCTACGATGCTGGCCTTCACGGGGTCCAGCCGGTTCACTGGGTCGCTCCACTCCCCATATCCACAAAGCTCGCACGCCCAGCGCCAAGTGTCGGGCCACCACTGCCACAACCCCACAGCCTGTCCCTCATCGCCCACGGCCGACGGGTCCCATTGGCTCTCCAGCCGCACAGTCTCCAGCGCCCGCTCCACGTCCACGCCCTGCTCCACTGCCAGCATGCGGACCATCTCCTGCAGCCCCACAATGGGGCCATGCGGTTGCGTGTCCCCCGCGCACGGGGCGACCACCACTAGCAGCGCCAGCACAGCATAGCTCATGGCGCGCCGCCAAAGTCTGCAGCCCATTCCGTCCGCCAGCGCGCCCTGCAGTCGGGGCATATCCCGTGCGATACGGTGCCAGCTGGCAGATCGGCGTCAAACCGCAAATGCTTGTTACACCAGGCGCATATCACGCGCCCACAGTCCTCCCGCACAGCCACAAAGCGCCCGCAGGCAGGGGTGTCCACCTTCACCACTAGAGCCATAGGTAGCGCCCCTGGTACGTCTGTCCCCAGCTCGCACCATCCCGTCCCTTCTGCTGTCAGGCTGGGCACATAGTGGACACAGCGCGCACAGCATGCCGCAAGCTCGTCAGCCATTGTTCCTCCACAGTATGCAGCCCACGGTTAGCAGCCCCAGCGCAAAGCCCACCAGCCCAGCCCAGAGCCATGCCAGCCGCGCTCCCGTCACATAGGTGATCCCAGCGCCCACTAGCAGCCCCACTAGCATCAGTCCCAGCCCTATGCCGCCATAGGCGATCAGCGCCCCAGTGGGGTCGGCTGCCATAGGGGTCTGCAGGGGCTGCGCGCCGCCTGCATCCCGTCGGTCTTGCCCAGCACGCGGGTCATACCAACTGCTCATTATTCGCCTCCCCCCAGTAGGCCCAGGATAATCCCTATGATGCTCATGGCACACACAAAGATGCCAGCCGCCCGCACGAATCCCAGTAGGTCCTCCATACTCACTCCCCCCTTGGCTAGGGGGCGCGGTGCTGTCCCGCGCCCCAGCTTTGCCGCTGTCACGACGATTTGTCGATCACCCCAAACGATGCCAGCTCGCCCAGTGTGGTCTCTGCATTCAAGATGGCGGCGTTGAGATTCGGGTTATCGCATGCTTGAGGTTCGCCCCAGACATGCTCCAAGCTGAGAGCCTCCTGAGCGGTTTGCCACAAAAAGGCCAAGGAGCATGCCGCGCTCCACAGAAGCCATCGCTCCGTGATGCGATCCATGGGGCCCCAGTCCTTCTCCTCATTAGCCTGGGCAGCAGGCCTCGGCACAGCGCCGTCCTCGATACGGCCAGCGTCCGCGTCCCCTTGTCCCCGCAGCGCCACAGTCCCCGCCAGGCGGTCCGCTCGGTCACGCTGCAGCTCCCCCTCCATCTCCGAGTCATGCAGCTGCTTCTGCAGCCGCGCGATCTCGCGTCGCCGTTCCTCTACCAAAGCTGCCGCAGCGCGCTCCTTGTCGCGGATCTCGCCCAGCTGCTCCGCCATTGCCCACAGAGCCATTTCTGCCACAAACTCGTCCACCACTGCCATGTCAGCCTCCCTGTAGCTCTTCGCGCCACACTAGCTCGTCAAAGCGCATCAGCGCCTTCTCCCGCGCGTCCCGGTCGAGGTCGGGGCTGCTGGCGATCCACGCGCTTTCGCAGCCCCGCTTCACCTCATAGTTGCCCTGCAGCCCATAGCGCTCCACCACGCGCTCCGCTGCAGCCTGCAGCGTGGCCGGGGTGTACCCGCGATGGCACATGATCCAGTCAGCGCCGCTGGTCACGTTCTCCCCTCGCCATTCGAACTCGCCGTTGTACGTCTTGAGGTCGATCATGCCGTCAAAGCTGGCTCCCTCAAAGCGGCGCACTAGCTTCAGCACAGCGGCCTCAGAGGGGCCATCCTGCCAGCGGATGTCTATGCTGGCCCCGCCCGCATACTTGGATGTTCGCACGCTGAACTTCGTGCCGTCGAACCAGCGGCGCAGTATGCCGCGAACCTCTTTGGCCACTTCCACCGCATCCATACGTCGCGCCATGTTGCCTCCTAGATCAGCCCCAGCTTGAGCAGCCAAGAGGGGCAGCCGTGTTCGCAGTACCCGTCTGGCTCGACCCAGCACCCGTCAGTGGCCTCGCACCCGCCCTCAGCATGCCAGCGTTGCAGCTGTTCCATGCTGGGCGGTTCGTGCTGCTCCGGCGGGCTCGGCGGGATGCACATATCCAGGAACTCGCCCATGCCCGAGCATTCCACCGTTCGCCCCTCAAAGATGTAGTCGATCTCTGGCCCTGGCAGCTCCACCACATAGCAGTGGCCGATCATCCAGCCAAGTTGGCAGCACGCCTCCTGAGCCGATTCCGCCTGGATGCTCGCGCTGTCGCCCGTCGCCCGCTCCGTGATTCTGTACCGTTTCATGTTTGCCTCCCTGGGCAGGGGCGCTCCGTGCCGCCCCTGCCGCCTCTAGTGTCACCGCTCCCACTGATCCGTCGCGGCCCTGGTCACAGCCAGGTCCTCGCGCCGATTCCGCATGTCCCGTATCAAGCGGGCGCACGTGTCCATCTGAGCGCTCACTGCCAGCCCCTGCGTCCACAGCAGGTAGGTCAAGGCCGCTTCCTCTGGATCGTGCTCCAAAGTCGCCAGCTGCCGATGCAGCTGCCGCAGGTGGCTCTCCATATACGACAGCCGCTCTAGCGTCCACTCGTACAGAAGCAGCTCGCTCTGCTCGAGCCGGTCTTTGGCGGCCACCAGAGCCTTCTCTGGATCTGCAGCCGCCGCCCGCGCCTTCCTGTAGGCCCGCTCCTTGTCCTCGCCCATGTTTGCCTCCCTGTTTTGCGGGCGGGGGCCAGCGCCCCCGCCCTGCAGCTTTGCCGTTAGCCGTATCGCTCCACAGCCTCGTCCAATCCCTCCAGCTCGAGCGTCAGGTAGTATCCCACGCGGCTGATCTCGTCGCTCAGCACGTTCAGCATCTCCAGCCGTCGCGCGCCCTTCGCCTCCGCTGCAAAGCTCTCCCGCACAGCCTTCTGGTAGGCCACCAGCCCAGCGAGCGCCGGGGCGGGGCGGGCTTGCGCCCGCTCCCGCTCGATCTCGCCCATCGCAAAGGCCTCAGCCCTGTCTACCTTATGGAGCAGCTCGCGTCGGAAGTACACTGCCGCCGTCCGCGTCTCTGCCAGTATCTCGTCCCGCAGCGCGTCGGCCAGCTCTGCCACGGTCTCCTCTGCCGTGGCGCTCTTGATTTCCCGGTACCTGTTGTCATACTTGTGGGCCCATCTGTTGCTCGCCATGTTTGCCTCCCGTGTCTGTCTGTCCCCGTCCACTGCGCTCATAGGGTAGCATACACTTGACAGCGTGTCAAGTGTTCTTCAAGGAATCTCAGGCATATTTACGGATGGCATTCCACTCCTTCACGGATAGCAGCTGGGGCGCCGCCTGCCAGCACCCCAGCTTGCGAGCCACGGCCTGTCCCCCTCCTACGGCACACGAGCCATCTGTTTCGGTTCAGGCTTCCCGTCCCGCGCGTCCACCCAGTTTGGGCAGTCGTGCCACGCGCGCGTATAGGTGAGGTGTGTCCACAGCAAACGGTCGGTAATCCGCAGCTCAAAGCGGCAAAAGCCGCCGTCACCGTCGCCGTCGCGCTCCCAGCGTGCACAGTGCTCACAGGTATGCGGTACTGCCGTCACAGCACGCCTCCTTCGTCGCGGTACAGCGCCTCGAGGTGACCGGTCTCGCCGTGGTCATCGGCCTCCTCCCACGCGGTGTTGAAGATGTTCTCAAAGGTGTCCTGTAGCGCATGCGCCGCGCGCGTGATCCGTGGGTCACTGCCAAAGTGTCCCCGCTGCAGCGCCGCCACAGCGCGCTGAGCCTCTGCTACCTTGGCGCAGGCCTCAGCCACGGGGCCATAGGCGTTGCGTCGTCGCTCCCGATCCAAGTCTGTTCGGTCTCTCTGGTACACTGCCATGTCTGCCTCCCTTGTCTTGCCCGTCCAGCGTGACACCATGGTAGCATACACTTGCCACAATGTCAAGTGATTATAGGGCAATGTCAGGCATATTTACGGATGGCATGGCGGAATCCTAACGCATAGCAGGGCGGGGCTATGTCCCCCCGCCCTGCCAGCGGTGCCTCCCTATAGCATGCAGGCGCGCAAGAGGCCCATCAGCACGCCCAGCGCCACACAGGCTAGCGCCCCGCCCAGTATGCCCATCATTATCCGCCCCAGCTTCCACGCCGTCTCCCTGGGCGTGGGCGGGTCTTCCCACCACCACGGCATTGTCCGCTCTTTGCGCCAGCGCATAGTTACCTCCACGCCCGTTTGTAGTCAGCCGGCAAGCTGCAGCGCCCCGTCACCCATGCCGTCCAGCCCGTCGGCATCGCATAGCAGCGCAAGCGCGGCGGGGTGTCCACCGATTCGCAGCGCCCATAGTTCACGAGCCGCTGCAGCCGTCGCATGCTTGCCGGTGTAGGATTCGCATGGCAGCGCCGTCGCAGCTTGCCGTCTGGCCGATTGTCCAGCACGGTCACGAGGTCGCCCTCTGTCGTGCCCGTCCACCAATGCACCCATCTTTCCCTGTTTGCCAGTATGCTCGCCACAGTGTTGCCTCCCCTGGTATAGGGGGCGGGGGCAGCGCCCCGCCCCGATCTAGCTACAGGGCCTGGGCCTATGCCCAGCCCTCCCCCCACAGCTCCCGCCCAGCCTTCATGTCCCGCAGCTCGTGCTCCACAGCGCGCATTCGGTCCTGAGTCCGCTGCAGCGCCTCCCCGTCGCACGCCGCGGCCTCGTCTTTGGCCTTCCTCTCCAGCCCAGCCCAGAGCAGCACTAGCTCGCGCGCCTTCTCGTATCTGTTCACGTCGCCCTCCCTATAGGTTGTGCTTCTCGCGCAGGTAGCGCCGTTCGATTGCGTCCGCCCAGTCATACAGGTTCGCATAGCCTGGCTCCACCGAGCCGTCCCCTGCCAGTATGAGCAGCCGCCCTATGATCTCGCCGTGGGCGTCCTGCTCTCGCACGTATCCGCTGTCGTCCCTCTTGGCCACCTCCTGCAGCGCGTGGGCGCAGTCGATCAGCTGGCTTCTGATCTTGCGCAGCTCCCCCGCCCTCTCCGCAGCCGCGTCCATGCAGCTGTCCCGATACGCCCCAGCCCACATCTCCCGCTCTGCTTCCGTCATGATGCCCTCCCCTATTCCAAGCTGCAGGCGTCATACATGGCGTCCGTCACCATATCCTGCAGCTCTTCCACCGTGCTGTCCCGCAGGCCTTTCACAGCTGCCATACGCTCGATCTCGCCCCAGGCTTCGTCCTGCAGCCGCTCAGCCTCTGCCAAGTCGCCAGCCATCACGATCCGCTCGCAGTACGTCCAAATTCGCGCTCTGGGGTGTAGCAGTTTCGCCATGTTGGCCTCCCTGTTCTGGGGGGCGCTGGAACGGCCAGCGCCCCCCAGCTTTGCCGTCTAGCGGTACGCGTCGATCCGGTAGCTCTTGCCGTGGAGTTCGATGTGCGGCTTGCCCGAGCCGATCCCCCCCTTGGAGTAGAGCCCGTCCATCGCGCTGCAGCGCACAGTGTAGCCTGCAGCCCTCAGCTCGCGCGCGCGTGCGTTGCGAGCCTTCATCGCCGCCTTCGCGCCCGCCTTCATGTCCCAGCGGTACCATCCGTCGGCGGTCCACTCAAAGCCAAAGTCCACGCTGTCAAAGTGCTCCTGGCTTCGGTCGCTGGTCACTTGCCACATGTTGCCCCCCTCGGGTGCTTGCCTTCCCCTGTCCATCACGCCCCTAGGGTACCATACACTTGCCAGCGTGTCAAGTGATTATCCAGCAGATTCGGCCATCTGTGCGGCATATTTACGGATGGCATGGCACTCCCTGAACAGCACGGAGGGCACCCGTCTGGGGTGCCCTCCTGTCCCGCGTCTATGCTGCCTCCTATCCCTCAGTGGCCTCCCGCGTCAGCGCCACAATCACGCCGTGCTCCCAGCGCGCCTCATGCAGCGCGTTCAGCTCGCGCACAGCGCCCATCGTGTTCACGGCGCTCTTCAGGCGCTCGCCCCAGTCCATATAGGCGATCAGCGCCTGCTCCACGTCATCCTCAGCTGCCACAGCCTCAATCAGCCGATCCGCTTCACGGTGCAGCTCTCGCAGCTGCTCCTCGATCCAGCGCCGCGATCCAGCCTCCGCGCGCTCGATCCGGCCCTCGCCATAGCTCCGCGCCAAAGCTGGCTTCCACCCGTCCAAGGCCCCCATCAGCTGCTCCACGTTTGCCATGTTTGCCTCCCTGCCTACCGTGCGCTCTTGTGCTGCCGGCACCGGCGGCACACTAGCTTTTCGCCCATCCACTCGTTCGCAAAGGCCACTCTCACCGCGTCCCGCAGCCAGTCGGCGGGCACCTTGTCCACGTGCGTCATGTTGCAGCGGCTGCAGCGGTATCGCACTTCCACCAGCCCGTCCGCGTCCGCCTGCGGTTTCTCCGCAAGCGCCGCGTTGCCCAGCGCGCGAGCCATCTGCTCTGTCAGCGCGTCTTTGGTCACCGTGGTCCCCAGCATTCTTGCCTCCCTGTCCGCTCCCTCAGCCTGACGTAATGGTAGCATATGCTTGCCATATTGTCAAGTGATTATAGGCGATTCATGGGCATATTTACGGATGGCAAGGCAAAAGGCGGGCCACAGGCGCCCGCCTCGGAGAGGGCCGCCCTAGGGTGGCGTGCCCTAGAGCGCGATCATTGCGAACGACGCTTGGCCACCGAGAACACGCCACACGCCCCAAAGCCGGCCAGCAGGCCCTGCAGCACGCGCTCCAGCCAAGCCTCAAACGTCACGTCCCCTGCGATCACCCCAGCGCATGCAGCCAAGACCAGCCCCATGACCACCGCCGCCAGCACAGCCCAGCGGTCGCGGATCGGGGTTTGCCCGTCGTCACCCTTCGTCAGCGCCTTCAGGCCCTCCAGGAGCAGGGCCACTAGCGCCGACCCCGCGAGACCGTATAGTTCGAAATCTAGCATCGCGCCCCTCCAGTACGCTTGTCAGCGTCGCCATTAGCTCCAGCTGCTTCTCGATCTCCAGCACTGCCTCTTTCACGCCCTGCAAACACTTGCCCTGCTCTTCCATGATCCGCCCCTGGGCGGCGATCATGTTGTCCATACGCTCCACCATCAGCACGACCAGCGCCTCATACGCTTTGCGCGCCTCGCCCGCATCTTTCCGAGACGTGACATAGATCAGCACAGACAGCAGGCCGCCAATGCCGCCCACAGCCCCCGCCAGACCAAAGAGCGATTCGTTGCCCGACACCGCTCCTGCCGTCATGCCTACGATGCTGATGATGCTCAGAATCAGGGCGTAGGCGCCCGTCAGCGCCGGTTGCATGATTGATCTCCCCCCAAAGCGCACGCGCTGCGAACGCTGGATTATACGGCGTCCTCGGCCCACACAATCCGCACGCCGCCCGACGCCGTCCACTCCCACAGGTGCCATCTGTTCGTCCTCGGGTCAAACCCATACTGCCGCGCTCCAGCGGGCGTCGCGTCAAATTCGTGACTGGCGCAGTACTGGCCCGCTGCCTCGATGGCATTCTTCAACGCCGCGACAGGATTCAGGCGCAGCCTATGCTGGCGCGTGCTGTCCAGATACGCCTGCGTCAAGGGGGGGAGTCCCGATCCTGGATCGGGTTGGCTGACCGGCGGCGCCCCCTCCTGCCAGCGTGCCACGTCATAGACGGCGGCGGCAGGGGCCTTCCCATCGTGCCAATGCCCGTTATGGCCCATGCCCGTGCCCAGCATCCACAGCGCAACCCCGCCGACCATGGGGTCCTGGGCTACCATCCGCAGCCATAGCGCGATCCGTTCCCCCGCTTTGCTGGGCCAGAAGCCCGGTGACGGGTAGCCTGCCTCTGTCATATACAGTACCTTGTCGGGCCACAGCTCCCGAATCTTGCGGTAGCGCGCCCCGTAGAATTCGTCCATGATGTTCGTCGTCCAAGCCGTCGCGCCCTGCTCCCCTCGGCGGTGCAGGTAAATGTGGCAGCCGATCACGTCGCCCGCTCGTATAGCGTCCGCTGTCAGCGCCGTCGCCCCCGTGCCGTCCCAGCCATGCAGCCAATAGGGGGCGTCATGAGGATCGCCTGGACAGCGCACGTCATGATAATCGGTCAAGCTCAGCACGTGTAGGCGCACTCCTGGAGCATGGGCACGAATGCGATCTGCCAGCCTGCAAAACGCCTCGTTATAGTGGCGCAGATCGTCCACGTGCTCGCCAAACCCCTCCCATTGTGCCCAGCGCGGCTGATTCGGCTCGTTCCAAGGCTTCAGGTGCAAGCTGCCAGCAGGCCAGACCTGCAAAGCCTCGTCCAGGGCGCGCCTGCAGTCGTCAATGTAGCGGTCCACAGCGGCTAGGTTGTACTCCTGCGGCACATAGTAGGGGCGCACCACCGCCTCACCCTGCGGTGCCAGCTGCCGCACAGCGCGCAATTCCTTCAGCCCTATGGCCTCGAACGGGATATAGACGAACAGGTCTGGTCTGACCAGCGCCATGATCCGCCAGTCCACGTCGTCAATCGGGTTGATGTTCCCAGCATGCCAGCCCAGCCGCAGGCCCATTATTCGCCTCCCCAGTCTGCAGGGGCGTCGCCGCCCAGAATGATCTCCGTGCGGTATGCCAGCCCGTCGGTTCTGTTCACCAACGCCTTCAGCTGGCGACGCACCGAGTCCCGTACCCGCACAGCCTCCGCCTCTAGCTCGTCCGCACGTGCCAGCGCCCGCACGACCCGCTCCTCCAGCGTCCAGCGTAGCTCAGTCGCCGCCTGCCGCCCTGCCTCGATTTGCCCTTCTGCGTCCGCCATGTTCGCCTCCAGATATGCCATCGGATCATACCGCGCGCCCTCCACGGCTAGTTCCCAGTGAAGATGGGCTCCCGTCACCATGCCCGTCGCCCCCGTCCAGCCCAGCACTTCTCCCCTCTTGACGTAGCGAGTGGGCATGCTGGCGCTGAGATGCGCATAGTAGCAGACAGCCGCCCCTGCCAGCGTATGGCCGTCCCAGTCACAAAGCTCGATCCAGCCCATCTCCAGACGGACATAGCGCCCAAACCCATACTGGTACTGATTGCATTCCACCGCCTTCCCGTCTGCCGCTGCCAGCACGGGCGTCCCCAGATCGGCCCGCAGGTCAACGCCCTGATGGACAACGCCTGCCAGCCGTGGATCGTCGCTGGTCGCGCCGAAAGGCCAGGTCACAAACAGCCGCGTGTCCAGCGGCCTATGCAGCCGCATGCCGCCCCCTATCTGCCGTCGCTACAGGCAGCACCGCATCTCCAGCTCCATGATGCGGCTCAGCCCCCCGCCCTCATCCGGCGGCAGCAGGTTTTCGTCATAGTCCACTTCTAGCAGCACCTGGGTGAACCGATGCACTTGGTCCTCGTCCAGATGGTCCGCCTCGAGCAGCCCCTGCGTTACCCTCCTGTCTGTCATCAGCCGAACCGCCCATACCCGACCACCACGAACGGCACAGCCGCCGTGGTGACCTTGTCCAGCTGCAGCCGAATCAGCTGGCTACCATAGGCGTGCGTCAGCACAAAGCTGCAGGACACCGCCGTGTCAGGCGGGGTCTTTGCCCAGATCGTCTCAGGGTCGTTCTCCTCGTACAACGCCCGCAAGTTCGCGGGGTCCGCTGTCGGGGCCACAGCCGCGCCCAGCGTGCTGTCTGCATCAAACCCCGCACAGTTGGGCACGATGATGCGGAGCATCTTATACGTCGCGCCCAGGTCCACGACCGCGCTGTCGGTCTCGCCGCTGTCTATGCTGCCAGCCCGCAGCACAGGGGCCTCTTCCACTGCTTCCACTGGTGTCCGTGGGGGCATGTCGTCCTCCTTGCCCACAGCCTACAGAATCTGATAGAAAGCTGCCGAATGATGGTGCATGTTTGGTGGCGCTGCCGACGCGGTGATTTGCGGAGCGCCGCTATGCTGAACAGCCCAGAATTCCACAAAGTTTCCAGCGGTCAAGACCACCTCGCCGCTAACCGCGGTGAGCACGCTGGCCGCCGCTGGGTTGTCCTGATTCTGTTGCATATACTCCCAGTTGACCCCGTTTACCCGAATCGCCGCATAGAAGCGATTCCCTACGCCTCCGCCGCGTGGCAGCTGGATGCTCATGCTGCAGCTCCACGTCCCGTCACGGTCTGCCGTGAACCGCGTTGGGTTGCCTGGACTCCAGAAGCCGCGCGTGTCCTGGATCACCGTGTCATAGATGCACGCCGTCCAGACGCCATTCGCAAACGGTTGCCCAGCGATGTTGAAGAGGCGCGCCCCGCCCTGCGGCCCCAGCTCCACAGCTTCCAGCCGCTGCAGCCGCTGTTCCAGCGCCACAACCCGCGACACTAGCTCGCGCGATACGTCACTCGACATAGTCCAGCCTCGCCACGATCCGCTCCCCATCTGGCCCAAACGAGCCTGTCACGGCTTTGATTTCGCAGTCGTAGATCTCGTCCCCATATTCCGCCTCGATCAGGTCGCCCAGATCCCATTCCACTTGAAAGCGCGCCCCAGGCCGATCTTCCAGCACAGCCTGGAAGCGCCGCTGCAGCCCGTGTTCCTCAAGCGCGCCGTCCGCATAGTCCGTCAGCGCCGCCCCGGTCCTGCAGTGACGGGCGTCCGCAAGCGCCTCGCGCCGCCCCCACGGGCTAAGGGCCAATCGCGCCGCATTGGACACTTCCACCACAGACCGCAGCTCTTCCTGGCCTTGGCCTGCCACGTAAACATAGGTGGCCTCGTCGGTAGCGTCATCTTCCAGCACAGCCGCTGTCAGCGTGCCACGTCGCAGCGAGAACGGCGTCATGGTGCCGCGCCTGTCCAGCCCCCGCTGGCCCTGGAACGTGCGAAACTCCATAGTGGTGCGCGTGACCCAGCACAGATCGAAATAGGTTGGGTCGTCCAGCGTGACCGATTCCTCGCTCAAGCTCTGCAGCACGGACAGCAGGTTGTGTCGGGGCGCGCTCTTGGTCACGCTGGTGCCCAGCGATAGATCGGCCTGGACTGCCAGCCCATTGCCAGACCAGTCACGCGCTCCAGCTGCCAAACCGCCCAAGTTCTCCCTGACATATGCCTTCATGAGATCGTCTATGGTGCCCGTCTTCACGGCCCCCGTGCTGCCTGCCGCAGCATCCACGATTCGCCCAGCCAGCAGGCTGTTCCGCCCCAGCCCCGTCAGCACGACCTGCTCATCCCCCGTCTCGTTCACGCTGCGGCGCAGCGCGCGCAAATAGTAGCTGTCGATGAGCCGCGACATGCCATCGCTGCCGCGCCGCCACAAATCGACGCGGCGATCCACAGCGTAACGGGCAGGGTCAAAGTCGGCTCGGTCATAGACCAGCTGCAGCTTGCCATACCCGTTCAGCACCGTGGTCCACTGGATGCGCGCTGCGTTGCTGATGATCACAGTAGCTCCCCCAGCGGCCCCAGCAGGTGGATCTCGTAGGTGGGCGGCCTTGGCGTGCCAATGATGAGCGGCGGCTCTGGTGCCGGCACTAGCGCCGCATCAAAGTCCACCTCTAGCAGCACCTGGGTAAAGCGGTGCTCCTGGTCCTCGTCTAGATGATCGGCTTCCAGGGCCACCTGGGTAAAGCGGTGCTCCTGGTCCTCGTCTAGATGATCGGCCTCTAGCAGCCCTTGGGTTACCCGCCGATCCGCCATCAGCTGATCTCCATGCCCGCCTCAAGTGCGTTGACCTTGGCGATGGTCCAGGCGGTCCCGTCCAGGCACGTGTCAAAGATCTCGCTGAAGTATTTGTAGCTCACGTCCACCGCCAGATCGCCCCCGTTATAGTCGGCCCCACTGTACCGAATCAGCCGCTGGAAGTTGCCAGCGCCTGCCGATTCCAGCTTGGCCCGCGCGAGCCATTGCACAGCCGTCACCCCGCCCACAACGGGCACCAGGTCTTCCATCTCGTAGGTGTCCTGGTCGGTTACCGTGCCGCTCTGGACATAGTCCGTGTCGTCGTTCGGCGGCTTTTCGTCCACACACTGCCAGTTTGCGCCCGCGCTGGGCGTGAAGTCGGTGTAGGTGCCAGCGCCCTCTGGAAACAGCCCATAGATGCCGCCCCTGCCGATCCAGCTGTTGTTGTCGGAGCCAGTGGTGTCGTTGATGGCGATGTCGTCGTAGTAGCCGGCGGCGTTTCTGTCATTCTCGTCAAGTCCCAGAAGGAACTTCGTCACCTCGGAGTAACTGGTAGCCTGCGTATCAGTGGAGTCGATATCAATATCAGACTCTCCATCGACTTTCGTTTCTACTTCTCCGACTGAATTGTCTATGACTACGTGAATTTCGTGACAGTACCAGGCGCCCGGCGGGCACGCAATGGATCCGGTAGCTAGCAATGTGCCGCCCTCATCGCCGCGACGGACCTCGACGAGGTTGGTGGCCTTGTTATACATAAACGTCAATTGGTTGGCCTCATCGCGATCATAGAGCGACAGGAACACGGCAGTATAGTAACCCGCACTAGAGTAATAGTGGGGAATCCGCAGAAAGATTTCGGACGGGGAGCCGCTCAACGAATTTCCGATTCCCTCACTGCCATTAACATAAACGGATGCGCTTCCGGTGCGCTTGGTGCCAGTGTTAATCTCTGGGCTGTTCCGAATCCAATCACATACATAAATAGACTGAGCCTCGAACCCTGTCATGAAAATCCTAGCCATCGTTCCTCCTTGTCACGCCTTGATCGGTACAGCTGCCGCCCCGCCTGCCGCCTAGTCTATGCCCATCCACGTCTCATCCCACGTGATCGTCACCGTGGTACTGCCAGGCCCGTTCACAGCATCCCAGACAAAAACGCTGATGGCATTGTAGCCTGGTGCCAGCGTAAACAGGCTCAGCTGACTTCCTGGCAGCGGATTATCGCCTACCATGCGCCCCCGCCAGTCGCTGGTGAGCCCCGCCCCGCTGGGCCTGCAGTCTATGGTCAATGTCTCGCCCTCCTGCAGCAGGTAGTTGAACCACATACGGTGGCCGGTCGTGTCGTTGTGGATGCCCATAACAATCGGCTCAGGTGCGCCCACCTGGGCGGGGCATTCGATAGTGATGACGGGATGCACTTCGGCCGACCCGCCATTATGGACGATGGTCTGCCGCGAAGCCAAGGCCGAAGGAAATGCTCCCCCCACGTATAGCGCGCCGTCAGACGCTTCACACACGGCGGAGACCCACGGCCCCCACGGGGAGACCGATAGGTTCACTAGCGGGCTGACGAAGGAGTACCCGTTCCACAGCGCCAGCCCCAATAGCGGCTGGCCGGTGGCATTGGCCTCCCCGAAATAGCCTCCCACGAGCAGGGTCCCGTCCGATAGAGGGGCCAAACAGCTCGCATCGTCGTCCAGCCCCCCCGCTAGTTCGATCCACAGCTGTTGATAGCGCGCCGCGTGGCGCATGGGCGCAGCTCCATCCAGCGCAAACAGCCCCGCCCCATACATTTGCCCATCTGCTCCCCATGCCACGTCCAGCGGCCGATCATCCAAGGTGCCGCTCAGGGCTTGCCAGTTCGCCCCGTCCCACACCGCGATCCTGGTAGCTGGGTTCCCCCCTGCGGTCGTGAAATCGCCATAGGCATAAACATCCCCGTCAGGGCCGACACTGATGCCGAACACCGACAGGTTCATGCCCGCTCCCACTGGCCCCCACGCTGCTCCATTCCACACAGCGATGAAGTCCCCAGGGTCGCCAGCTGCGACGAAAAAGTCGCCGCCCGCATATACGAGACCATCATGCCCAACGGCGATCCCCCTGACAATGGCGCTGAACCCCGCGCCCAAAGCTGCAAAGGTATCGGTCACTGGGTCATAGCTGGCGATCCGGTTATAGGTGCCGCCTACACCGCCCGCCACGTCGGTAAAAGTCCCGCCAATGTACAATCTCCCGTCGGGACCCCATGCCTGACTATAAACGGGGCCATCCATGCCCGCTACGCCCCCCAGCTGCGACCATGCCGAGCCATCCCAGGCGGCGATCCCTTCCATGGCCGCGCCGCCTGCCGTTGTAAACGTGCCGCCCACATAGATCCGCCCGTCTGGTCCCTCTGTAATGGTGCTCACATAGTGCGGATCGACACCCCCGTCCAGGTCGGACCATTCGCCGTTCTGGTACACTATGATATGATTCAGGGCTAGGTCTTGCGCGTCGTCCAGCGTATCGCTGTCGGCCTCGCCGTAGAAGAAGGGGTCCGCTGCCAGCAGGCGCAGCACAAAGCGCTCCTGGCCGGCCTCCTCCGCGTCCAGCTCCATGCCGCTGTCATAGTGGCAGTGGACGGTTCGCAGCCCGTCATATCCATAGTAACGCAGCTCCAGGGGCAGGACCGCCCGATGCGGCGAGACCGCGTCTAGCAGCGCGCGCCGAAAAGCATAGTAGCTGGATCGTTGCCCAGCGCCCGCTATGCCCATCACCATCTGGATGACACGTGGCTGCACCTTCGCCCGCTGCCAGCTTGCCCCGTCTAGCAACGCATAGGATGTCAGTATGTTGTCCACAGGCGGCATTCCGACCCCCGTCACCGTCATCAGCGTGATCCCGTTCTGGGGCCCCAGTATAAATTCGGTGTCGTCGGGCAGCACGATTGCCCAGTAGGGCCGCTCTACCTTCATCCCAACGCCTCCAGCGCCGCAAAGTCGGCCAGAATAGGCTCAACCGGTGCGGCCGTGTTCACCGTCAGGTTCAGGTTGCGATTGACAGTTGTGGTGCGCCCCGCCTGCGACATGGGCTGTCGCGCCACAGCCATCGCCCGCGCCGTGTCCAGTTGCAGCGCCGCCTGCAGCCTGGGCACCTCTGTTGCTGCCAGCTGCCGCATCGCGTCACTGATCCCTCGCAGCCCCAGCTCAAACGGGGTCGGGCTCCCAGGCGTCAGCCAGCCTGGAAGCGACAGCCCCGCGATCTTGTCCTTCAGCGTGCCCAGCCAGCCGATCACGCCCTCGATGGCAATCTTGATGCCCTGGAAGGCCAGCTTCCAGCTGAGGAGTACGTTGTCGGCAAACCACTGCAGAGCCTTGCCGAACTCCCCCTTGACCCAGCTTCGCAGCTTTTCGAACAGCGGCAGGATATGCTTGCTCAGGTACGCCCCTACCGCCTGGAACTTGTCCAGCACCCATTGGATGGCCGGGGCTAGGAAGTCGTTCAGCTCGCCGCCCACTTCCTCGCTCTTTGCAAACAGGCCCTCGAACATGGGGCGCACGAGATTCTCCCAGACGCCCACTAGCGCCTCCAGAGCTTTGCTTATCAGCGCGATATACACCTCGGCCAGCGCCTGGAACAGCGGCACGACGAATTCTTGGATGAAGTTGACGACGCCCTGGATCACGGGCAGCAGGTGCTCCTGGAACCAGCTGACCAGCACGCCTATGGCTGCGGGGATGGTCTCCCCGAAAAAGGTGCCCATCGCCTGCAGCACGGGCTGCACGTTGCTCTCCCAAAATGCCTTCAGTGCTGCCATAGCTGCAGGGATATTCGTCCGCAGCCATTCCCCTATGGCCTGGAATGTCGGCTGCAGCGTGTTCTGCCACAACTCTGTCAGGAACGTGCGAATGCCGCCCCAGTCCTCTGTCCATGCTGCCGTCAGCACGCCCACAGCCGCGCCTATGGCAAGAATCACTCCGCCCACGCCCGACAGCGCCGTGGCTATGCCAGCGATAGCGGCTGCAATGGCCGCCCCCGCTAGAATGGCTCCGATAGCTATCAGCGCGGCCTTGAATCCCTCGGAATGTTCGTTTACAAAGACCGCGACGCGCTCCACAAAGTCCCCCACTGCGTCCGCGATCTCCAGGATGCGCGCCCCCACTTCCTCTCCGAACATGGTCGCCAAAGCGCCGCCCACGTCCCCGCCCACTAGCTGCCTGATAGCCTCTGCCGCCGTCTCTAGGGCGGGGCCGATCTTGTCCTCGAATAGATCCACCAGAACGGGGCCATACTTCTCGGCCAGATCGGTGACCAGGGTTATCATGGCCTTCAGTGCTGGGTTGAGGGCCGTGCCGATGGAGTCTTTGGCGTTGCGCCACTGATTGCGCAAGATCGCCATTTGCGACTCCGTGGTCGCATACCGCTGGCCCGCTTCCTCGGCCAGAGCCGTGTTCTCCGCCCATGCGTCAGAAGCGCCGTCCATGCTCCGCGTCAGCAGGTCGCCCGCATTACTGACCGACAGGAATGCCCGCACGAGCCGCTGATCGCCAAGCTCCAGCGCCTCCAGCGTGCCGAGGGCCTCGTCACCTTGCGCGCCCAGCCCCAGCACAAAGCGCTCAAACGCCGCCCCTGCATCGCGCTCCCATAGCTGGGTGAACTCGTCGGCGGTCATGCCCGCCACTTGCGCAAACGTGTCCAGCTGCGTCGCCGCCTCTTCTGCCGTGGTGCCATGCGCTGCCGCCAACGCTTCCAGTGACGCCTGTTCCTTGGCTATGTCCTGTTGCAGATCGCGCACAGCCTTTTCGCGTGCCATGCGCGTCGCTTGGCTGGCATTCGCGCTGGTCTCGGCCAGCCGCGTCTCAGCGATGGCCAGCCGCTCCGCCAGATCGCCAAGCTCCTCCTGGCTCTTGGCCATGGCCTCGCTGTTGTCAATCACCGTGCCAGCCGCCTGTTGCGCGCCTGCCGCAGCCGTGTTCATGGCGATCAGCACCTTCTGCACAGCGGTGCCGCCCGCCTCCGCCTGGACGCCCACGCTCGCCATTGCCGTCCCTATGCCCAGCACGTCCGCCTCTGTCAGCCCCGCGATAGCGCCCGCGCCCGCTATGCGCTGGGCAAAGCTCAGAATCTGCGGCTCGTTGGTGGCAAAGTTGTTGCCCAGGTCCACAATGGCCGACCCCAGCCTGTCCACATCCTCCTGGGCTGTGCCCATCACATTCATAAACTGGGCAAAGCCCACAGCGGCCTCGTCCGTGGTCAGATCGGTTGCGGTGCCTATGTCTGCAATCACGCTGGTAAAGTCGAGCAGCCCCTCCTTGGCTATGCCAAGCTGTCCGCCCAGCTCGCCAATGCGCATCAGTTCCTCTACCGATACGGGCACCGTCGCGGCCAGATCTTTGAACTCCTGTTTCAGGGCTTGCCCAGCCTCGTTCAGCACGCCAAAGTCGCTAGTCAGGCCCTCGGTTGTCTTCACCACGCCTGCAAAGGCCGTCTCCACGCTGTTCGCTGTCTTGACGCTATCTACGCCCAGCGCCGCCAAAGAGCCGCCCACAGCTGTTGCAGCCGCCCCAGCTGCCAGCCCAGCGACGCCTAGTCCCTTCATGACGGTGCCGCCAACGCCAAGGAACTTCTGGCCCATGGTCTGCGTCGCGCGCCCCGTCTGGGCCACCGCATCATCCACCAGCCGCCCATAGCGACCCATGGCTCGGTTGAAGCCCGCCATGTCGAAAACGGCCTCTAGACCTATCTTCTGGACCATCAGAAGCCCCGCCCTACACTAGCGCGCCGTCGCGCGCGTTCCGCTGCCGCATGCTGCTCCCGCTGCTCTACCGCTTCCCGCATGCTCTCGCAGCGGTACACTGCCAGCATCTCCGCCCGCACGTGGACGGGCTTTTCTTCCCATACGTCGGGCGATACGCCCCAGAAGCGCGCTGCCAGCCGCTCCTGATACGGCAGCGCGTAGCTCCATTCACCCCCCGTCGGGGCTACCATTCTTAGGGGCTTGCCCTTCCACCTCACGTCGAAAAAACTGCTCCATCTCCTCAGCCGCCCGCTGCAGCTCTTTGCTGCCTTCGGCAGACAGCGCCATGATCCGCTGCAGCAGCATGACCGTGTCCTTGGGCGTGCGCGTGTACTCGTACGTCAGATATTGCTCGCGGCGCTCCAGCGGGTCGTCGCTGATCTCCAGCCCCAGCGCGTCCATACGCTGCAGCCATGCGTCGTCTGGGCCGTCCAGCACAACGCCCTCCGACAGCATATACCGCACGCCCCGAATGCCCGTTCGTTGTTGTAGCTCCTCCCGAGCAGCTTGGTACGCCTGCCAAGCTGCTCGGTCCTCGTCTGATTCCAGCGTCTCCTCCGTATGCTCGTGCTCCTCTAGGGTGCCTGCCACAGTGCGAACCGTGTAGGTAGGCGGGTCCAGCGGGGCGCCGTTGTCCCGCATCTCCCGCTCTACCCGCACGCGCAGCTGATTGAAAGCCTCCATAGAGACAGCGCGCAGCTGCAAAGGCCCGCCGCTGGTCTCATAGATGTCCTTGGCCGCCATTTGCCCCCTCCGCTATCCGTTACGATCCGTAGATCACGACGCCGCCATTGCCTGCCGCCCACACCCTGTTCGGGTCGCCTGCCAGCACCGCCGTCAGGCCAGTGTTGTCAGCCGTAGCGAAAGGCTCCCACGTGTACCCGCCGTCCCTGGTACGGAAGATCGTGCCTTCGGGTGTGCCGTCGTCGTGTACCATGAAGCCGATCATCTCGTTCAGGAAATGCAGCCCGTTCACTTCCCCCGCGCCGCTGCCGGTGAACCCGCGCTCACCCCAGTTGTCGCCCGCGTCCTCCGTGAACCAAAGCTCGCCGTCGTCGTACCCGCAGAACCAGCGCCATTCCGTCACCATCTGGACAGCATAGATGTCCTGGCCCGCTTGCGCGGCCGGGGCACCTGCAGCCGCCCATGTCAGCCCCCCGTTTGCCGTGCGCGCGATCACGTTCCCATCGCCCACGGCGATGCCGTTCTCGCGGTCCACAAAGTCAATGGCATAGTAGGGGTTGGCGTGAATCACGCCTTCCTCGTAGGCCGTCCAGGTCTCGCCGCCATCCGTGCTCTTGTAGATATACCCGTCGTCCGTGACAGCGAACACACTGTAGCGGTCGTGGGCATACATGGCCAGGATATACTGGCCGACGGTCGCGCCGACGTTGACGGTCGTCCAGGTCGCGCCGCCATCGTCGCTATAGGCTACCTCAGCTGGGTTGGCACCATCGGTCACGGATCGCGCGACCAGAATGCGTCGCACGCCCGCGCCCATGACGAAATAGCAGACAGCGCCGATATCCTCGTCCACTGCAAACGGGTCTGCCGCCGCTGCGGTCCAGGTCACGCCTGCATCTTCCGTGATATATAGCTCTGCCTCTGCCGCCACAGCGCCTTCCCCCGTGGCAACCATATGGTCCCAAGGCTTGGTCAAAGCGCCGCCATCGCCCGCACAGCGGCTGTCATCGCACATTGCCAGCGCCAGCAGGTTCTCAGTCGCGCCGATGGTCTGGGCCAGCCCCTCTAGCGCCTGCAGCGTGTAGAGATTCTGGAACGCGAACGGCACCTCTAGCAGCGATTCCGCGTCGTCCCCTGGCGTCCTGGATGCCAGAGCACTATAGGTCCGTCCGGTCCTCATGGCGTGGTACAGCACAAAGGTGCGCTCCGTGTTGGTAAACAGGTCGCGCCGCCCCCGTGCCATCTTGTTCAGGATGATGTTGCCTGGGCAATCCCACTCCTCCAGGTAATCCAGCACTGGCCCCACTGGGGCCGTGATGGACGTGGACGGAACGTCGGGTTCGCCCCGCATGAGCTTGCTCAGCTCATAGGCCCCCACCTTGGTCTTGTCAGGGCAAAACAGCGGCGTCACGTCGCCCTCTGGCACCTCGATGTCGCCGTGCCCGTGACAGCCCAGATACTGCGGCATCGTGTTGGGTCCGTCAGGCTGGACCCAGATCGCCGCCTCGCCTGCCACATAATAGTCACTCATCGCTCGCTTCCCTCCGTGTAGCGTCCCTGCAGGGCCGTACGGTTATTCACTTGTCGTCCCGAACTATGCGATTTGTACCGAGCCAGCCTGCCACGGCGTGACACGCGCCAAGCGGCTCAGATAGCATGCCCCGATTCCTTGCCAGCCTCCACCATAGCGTCCTCCATGCGGCGCTTGAAAGCGCCATCCCATTCCTCGGCTATGGTCACGTCAAACTCGCGAGCCTCCGTGCCTGGGTGATTGACCATGATCGGATAGACCAGATCGCCAGACGTGCCGCCTGGACCGCTGCCTATGACCCTGGGCTGCGTCTTTGGCGTATGCCCTGTTCGGAAGGCCAGCGAGGTCTTGTCGCTCTTGCCCGTGTAGGCGCCCGCCCAGATCTCATGCGGCCGCGTCCCCTTGTCCACATAGGCGTAGATCTTGTCGTCGGTGCCTACGAGCACCACGGGGCCAGGGCCTGTCAGTGACACTAGAGACTCGAACTTGGGCTTGTGCTCCCAGGTCTCGGTGGTCTTCTCGAAATCCTTCTGGATGTCCCGCGCGGCCTTGCGCACAGCGTTTAGCAGCGTGAGCCGCATCTTGTCGTCCCGCAGCCGCTGCGGCTTGATGAGCTTGAAGGTCATCATGCCAGCACGCCCCCCTTCACAACCCGCTGCCGTGTCGCAAAGCGCCAAGCCATCCACGCCCCGTCGCTGATCCCAAACGGACAGTTCAGCCTGTCCCTGGTCAGCACGTTGGGCACCGTGCGGTCGCGCGCCCACAGCCGCTGCGTCACGTCGCACCCGCACGGCTCGGTTGGCATGTTCGCATGGGCCAGCCGTATCACCGTGTCCTCCGCTATCCTAGACACCGTCTCCTCGCCCGCCCTATAGTATAGATCGGCAAAGTCCCAGCACCCGCAGTCCAGCGCACAGCTGTTCCATTCCTCGTCGTCGTCGTCCCAGTTGGCCGGTGTCACCACTAGCAGCCCCAGCCGCCCGTCCCTGACCCGTATGCAGGCGGTGTCCGTCATATCGTCGCAATCGTCACACCACGACGGCCCGCGCAAGACGGCGTTGGTACTGGGGTCGTTGACAATCGCGCGCACGTCCACCGTTGCCGCCCCCCACGTCGCCACGTCCGCATAGTCCCAGCCCGTCACTGGGTTCACCCAATAGTCAGGGTCCACTAGCCTGCAGCGCGGCACCTCAAACGTGGCATTGCCCGCCGCTATGGTCACGTCGGTATAGGGCACCTCTACGTCCCGCCCAGCATAGAATAGATGGAGATCGTCTGCCGTGTAGTCGCCCACAGCCACAGGCCCCACGATGGCTGGGTCGCCCGTATGATCCACAGCCGCGCCCGCTTCCACCATCACGTCGCTCATGATCCCGGCCTCGATCACCCTTGCCCAGCGCGCCTGTATCAGCCGTCTGTACCGCTGCCGGTCCTCAGTGATCCAGCGCGCCGCCAACGGATAGCCGATCACGTCCTCGATCATGCCCTGGGCCAGGAGCAGCTGGTGCCAGATCTCGTCCCGCTGATCCTGCGTCCACATCTCCCTGCAGGCATACGTCGGGTTGTCTGGATGATGGATGCCGTAGAAGGCGCATTCGGTATACCCGATGCGCGCCGCATAGCGCGGCAGCGTCAGTGCTGGAAACTCCACAGCCATCATTGCCTCCTACGCTACCCGCGCAACCGCTTCCCCCACTTGGCCTCTAGGATGCTTTGCGCGCCCGCTAGTCCCCAAGCTGCCAGCACAAGATCGCCCGCCCATCCAGGCCACAGCGCCAAAGCGCCCAGCCCCAGCGCCGCCCACTTGCCGACGCAGTGGGTACAGGCCACAAAGCGCCCCAGCGCCGTCACCGGCTCGTCGTGCTCGTCGAGCCGATAGCGCCCGAGCAGGATGCGGAGCCGTAACATGAGATCGAACGGCCCGTCGTCGTACACCACAAACTGGGCCAGCCGCCATGCTGCCAGCGCCGCCAAGACCCAGCGCGCCGCCTCACGCATCACTGCTCGACACCTCAAGCGCCTCGCTATCCTCCAGTGAAGGCACGATGGCCGAGTCCTCTTCTGGCACCGCCCGCGCCTGTTTGGACAGCCTGAACATGGGCGCATGGTCCTGCACCATGCCCAGCATATCGTCCACGTCTAGAGGGTCCGCATTGAACGCCCGCTGCCGCCCCGAATATTTGTAGCGCCGTCCTGTCACAGGGCCATGCAGATACTGCCGCCCGGTGTTCGCGCCCACATACTCGAGCAGCACCATGCCGTTCACGCTGTTTACGCTGATGGCCTTGACGCCTGGGCTGGTGCGCTTGGCGTTTGTGAGCAATCGGCTGGATCGGCTACCGCAGCACCCTGGCATAGGATTCCCCTCCTGGTACAGCTCTGGAAACGTCTCTTCCATCTGGTCGCGAAACTCGGCCCGAGCGACAGGGTTGGTGTTGGTCAACGATCTGTTCTGGCCCTCGCGCCGATACAGGTACAAGGCTTCTGGCACGCGCCGCCCCCTATGCCCAGCTGCAGCCATCGCCACAGCAAAGGCCCAGTCCTGCCGCCCACGCGCAAAGCTCTCAGGAAACCCGCCTGCGTCCCGCCAAGCCTGCCGCGAGCATACGGTGCCAGCTGGCACCATGTTACGCTCGAGTAGCTCGTCATAATCCCACTCGCGCGCGTGCCAGACAGCCTTTCGCTCACCGCCCCCAAAGCGCCGCAAGTCCGAATAGAGCAGCTGTTGCGGCGAACGCTGGATCTCTTCCACCATCCGTTCCACAGCCTGCGGCTCCAGCATGTCGTCCGCGTCCACAGCGTAGATATAGCGCCCATACGAGCGCCGCACAGCGGTGTTCAGCGCCCGTGCCGTGCCGCCATTCTCGTGCCGCCTGTAGGCATGGATGCCCGCCCAGGGGTCCGCTAGTTGCTGGGCCAGCTCCCAGCTGTCGTCGGTTGAGGCATCGTCCACCATGACCAGCTCCCAGCCTGCAAACGTCTGGCCTGGATGCTCCCCTATGCTGGTCTCGCCTCCGCGCAAGCTGGCGACAAGATCGCCCAGGTAGCGCCCATAGTTGTAACAGGCCGTCACCACTGAGATCAGAGGCGGCGTGCGGATATACAACCCCCGTCGCTCTGGCTGTTCGCGGAGCAGCTGTCTGATGGCGCTGCCATACTGCCGCTCCCCGCGCTCGTGCTGGAACCAACGGGTATGGCGGATAGGGCGCACCGCGAACCCCAAACGGCACGCCCTAACCTGCCATTCCGCTGTTGCTCCCCACAGCGGCCAATGATGCTCGTCTAGCAGCCCCACAGCGTCCAGCGCATCGCGCCGCATATACATCAGTGTCCCCTGGACATACCCGTAGGGCCACGCTGGGTGACCAAAGACGCCGTCCCCAAACAGGGCATAGTCCTCTGCCAGCACAGCCGCGTCGTCCGTCCAGCCTTCGTTCGTGATCTCGATGTCCTGATTCATGACCACCACGTCGCTGTCGGGGGCAGCCGCCTGGATGCCCGCGTTCACAGCGCCGCTGAAGTAGCCTCGCTGCTCCAGGCGCAGCACAGTCACGTTCTGCCGCCTCAGCCGAATCGGGTCCGGTGACGCGTCGTCCACCACGATCACCTGCAGCCGCTCCAGGTCCAGGCTGGACAGCAGGCGCCGCACGCCATCAGGATGCGAGCGGTACGGTATGACGACAGTGACGGTCATGATACCCCTCCCCAGTCCCGAGCGAGCGCCCAGCGCCAAAGTTGTAAATCGAACGCCTGCCGCTCCTCCACCATACGGATCACGCGCGCCGACAGGTCCTGCCGTCGCCTTCGGTCTGGCTGCCGTAGTTTATACTCATAGGCAGTGCTCCCCCAGCCATACAGTTTTGCCCAGCGGTCTATCGTATCGTCGAACCGCTCAGTGATGCCGATGACCTGAACGCCGCCCAGATTGGTCTGGGCCGTGCGAAAGTCCTTGCCGGTCACGGTATAGTCGTACCCGCCCCCGCCCCGCATGCCGCTCACCCTGCGAACTTGGTCGTTGTCCAGGAACGGCCAGTCCCGCCTGGAGGCCATGGCGAACTCCTCAAAGCTCATGCCGCTGATCGCCTTCTGCCAGCGTTGCGGATTGGTCTTCCAGTAATGGTAGAGCGATAGCAGCCTGTCCACAGGGTTGCGGAGCAGCACCAGCACGTTTGCGGCGCGCGCCTCCTGTTTGCGCTCCTTGGGCAGCGCATCCCGTACCATGCCGATGAAGGCCCAGTGATAGTGGCCTGTCAGACACGTGGCCCCCTGCAGCTTGTCGGGCATCCACCAGTCCCGATGCCAGCTGTTCGGGGTCCGCTGGCTCCAGCTTGGAATCAGCCTGTATCCGCCCTCATATTCGCGCCTGAGCAGCGTCTCCAAGCTGCTCCCCCCGCTCTTGGGTATATGCAGGTGAAAGATCATGCCAGCGCCCTCTCCAGCCAACTCTCCAGCCGCCACGCCGCGCGCCCGTAGGTATAGTAACGGGCTTTGCGCACAGCCGCCTCGCCCAGGCGCTCAATCCGTGGTGCGCTGCCGAGCAGCCATTCTACCGCGTCCGCCATGCCAGCCGCATCGTCCATGGGCACGACCAGGGCCGTCTCGCCGTGTACGGCCAGCGGCTGGACCGCCCCTATGTCGGTGCAGACCACTGCCGCCCCGCATGCCATAGCCTCAAAGACGGGGTTACACCATCCGCCCCGCCTATGCCCGTCCAGGAACACGTGTCGCCGCTGATACCATTCGACCAGCTGATCTTGGTCCAGCCTCTTGCCCCAGTAGGTTGCCAGCTGCAGCCGTGGGTGTCGCGCCCGTACAATCCGCATCGCAGCCTGTACCGTGTCCGTCCCCTTCCTGTCCCGTGGGTCACCACTAGCGCCGATGCTGATGGGCCCCCTCTTTGCAGGATCGGGCGTGAACATGGTCGTGTTCACGCCCCCCAGCCATGTCGCCGTCTGACAGGCTGTTTGCTGCTCGATCCATTCCAGCTGCCACGGGCCGTCGGCAAAAACAGCCACGTCCTCGCGATGGAGCGCGTCTGCCAGCACAGCCCCGCCGTTGCTAGGCGTGTGAGGCCATCCGTCTAGCAACTGGGCGAAATCATCTGTAGGGGTGAAGCCCATGACTACGACCCCTCGCACGCGCGCGTCTGCCTGTAGCAGCCGCTCATAGTCCGAGCGCCGCCATTCCGTGACCAGGAGCAGGAGATCATAGCCTGCCGCAAGCGCCGCGTCCGTCGGCCCCACTGCCGCCTGGCAGGGGAGCCAAGCGCACGGGGTGCCCTCCTGGTGGTGTATCGTTACCGCGTGCCCACGATCTATGAGGGCATTGCTCAGTTCCACAACCTCACGGATGGAACCAAAACAGCCCAGATGGGGCACCATCCAGCCGATGCGCACGGCAGCCTCCTGGATGCAGGGGCAGGGCGCAGGCCCCGCCCCTGCCATACTGCGTCGTTACTGCAGCGGCTCTTCCTCTTCCTCGTCTTCAGCGCATTCAGCCGCGCTGAAAGAGGTCTCAGGGAAGAAGCTGGTGTCGCACGGGTCAGGCGAGATTACAGGCCCAGGCCCGCCGCAACGCACGTCCTCAATACGGATTTGCGCCCATGGCGCCCAGCTGAGGATTCGTGGTCGCATCTCGACGCGCTGGTGGATACAGGTCTCGTCCGACTCGCTCCAGGTTAGCAGCCTGCCGCCGTCAAGGTACTCGAACTTCTGCCGCGCACCTGGATACCCGCTGGCCCCTGGCGCCCGCATGTCTAGATACTGGCCGTTGATGAGCCGCATGCCGCCAAGCTCGTTCGTCAGCATCATGATGGTGCCGCGCGTAGGCCCATCAATCAGGCCCCAGTCATAGGCGATCACCGGGATGGTGTCGCCGTCCAAGCTGATCTGGCCAAAGCCAAACAGCCCGCCGTTTAGCGTCTCACGGAACTGCCGCCCCTCATACGTTAGAATGGTCGAGTCCGGGCACACCGACCAGCACGTATAATGGTCCAGCAAACAGTGGGCCAGGAAGCCTGGCATGACCAGCACGGTGTTCCCTGGGCTCCATGCCCTGCTCGCCAGTGCTGAGGACCAGCTGATCCGACGCTTGACCTGCCGCCATGCAGCGAGCAGGACATCCACCAGATCGAACCCGGCTCCCACTGCCGCCCCGTTCCACGTGATCCCAGCGCCGCCGCCCATGTCGTTCTGATTCCAGTCGATGACGATGCTATCCATCATATGGCATGGGCGCCCGGTCGGATCGACATAGTTGGTGCGGTGCAGCCGCAGCAGGCCGTCAAACTGGCCGCCTGTCGCCGCGTTACCCGTGACCACCAACCGCTGCAGGGACTGGATGAGGATCTCGGTTGCTACCCGCACATCCCATTCCCGCACGTCCTCGATCAGGCTGCCGTCCAGCCTATAGCGCGGCTGGGCCGCACAGTACTGAACGTCATTGAACGTGATGTCCCGCACAGGGCTTGTCGCTCGCAAGCGCCCAAAGTCCTCCAGTAGGAAATCGCACGTGCCAAACTCCCCCTGGATCGGATCAGCGCATGGGTCTGCCAGATACGCCTCCGCGCATTCCTCTGGCCTGACCCAGCTGATGAAGCTCTTGCGCTCGATGCACTGATTGCTGGCCTGCCAGCCCAGCCAGTCCAGGAAGGGCTGTTGCCCCTCGAACGACAGGCTCATCAGGTCGCGGTCGGTGCACAGATCGAACAGCCCGCAGCACGCATACATCGTGGCTGCTTCGCTCACGGACGATCGTCGCTTCTCCATGGTCGTCCCCCTAGATCGCAAAGCCAACCGCCCCTCCTAGACGCACGCCCGTGTCTAGTGGTCGAGTGCGGCCAGCGTGCCCTTGGCAATATCTGTAGACGAACGCGCCTCGCCCTCGGTCTTGTCATCGTGCGCTTCCTTCGGTCGGTACAGCGCCACGCGCCGCGCTGGGAGGTCCGCAAGCCATTGCTCGCGCTTCTCCGCATCGCTACGCTCCAGCTCCTTGATGCGCGCCGTCAGCTGCTCCCTCTCCTGCCTATCGCGTTCCCGCGCTGCAGCCACTTCGTCCACCTTGGCCTTCAGCTCCTCGATCCCGGCAAGGATCGCGTCGCCGTCCACCTTAGGCAGCCGTGCTGCCAGCGCATCGAGTAGCTCGTCGGCAACCTGGATCGTTTCCACGGCCTCTTCAGTTGTTGCTGCCACGCCCTGCTCTGCGGCAGCGTCGGTCTCGGTCCCGGTCTCTTCAGTTGTCTGGTCGCCGTCGGCCTCGCGGGTAATCATACCCCGCGCCTCGATTTCGCGGTTGGTCTCGTCCACTTGCGCGATAAACGCATCTGCGGCCTCTTCGTCACCGAACAGCCGCTGCAGCGCCTCCGCTACCTCTGTCCGCATACGTCCCACCTCCTGCCGCGCTCCTATAACCGTGAACCAGCTTGCCGCCCGTTCCTCTGGCAGCACGCTGATCTCTTGGAGGTATCCCCGCTCATAGACGGGGACTGTCACGCCCTCCGCGATCTCCCACAGCACTGGCGCGTCCAGCGCGTGAAAGCCATTACTCGTTCCCCATACCTCGCCACGTGCGCACGATTGCGCAAACGCCTCGGCGAGTGGCCCGTCGTCCAGCGTGCCGCTTGCCAGCATGCAGTTGCCCTCGCGTGCCAGCCAGTCGCTCGGCCCCAGCACTAGCCTGTCGTCATGGAAGAAGCAGAGATCGGGATACCCGCGCTCCTCTGCCTCTGCCACAAAGCTGTCGAACAGCGCGCGGCTGTCAAGCTCGCCCACCCGGAGCAGCACTGCAGTCTCGGTCAGTGCGAACCAGCGCCAAGCGCCGTCCGCCTGCCGCACAACCCAAACGCTACGCTGCCGCTCCCCTGCAGGAACATGCTCCACCTCGACCGCAACCCATTCGCCCAGGTGAACGCCTTGAGCGTCCACGCCCAGCCGCGACTGGTACAGCTGGCCCTGGTCGGACACGATCACATAGAGGTCGCCCGCGTCGTCCAGGTACAGATCATGGACCCATGGCATTTCCAGCTCTGGGTCTTCGCCCAGCATGGCCCACACCCGTTCCCAGATGTCGTTCATGGACACCGCTCGCGCCTCCTCAGGCGGTTCCCTTCCAGCCGTATTATAGACACTGGCAGGGGCGGCTTCATCCATTTGCCCATAGGCCGCTATGATGCGGTTAGCCGCTGCCGTCACAGCGCTCTCCCAGTCGTCCGCTGGCACGTCGTCTGGCCGCTCTACCCTGGTGATGCCGCGCCCGCCTGCCGCAGCATAGACCGCCTGCCTCACATAGACATCGCTGTCGTCATCTGGTCGCCGTATAGGCAGCATGCAGTGGCTTTGGGCCTTCTCCTCCCGCCCCGCTGCCGCGTTTACGTCGATCAGACAGTCCGCACAGTATGCAGCGGTGTCGGGCCACTGGCTAGCGGCCCCATCCCAGCTGTCCACGTCCACGATCCGACGCGCCACAGCCCCCGCCTCCACAAACACCGCCCGCACGCGCTCCCATAGCTCCTGCAAAGCCCCCATGATCCCCTTCCTCTCGCTCTTGCCCGCTGCAGCGATGCAGGCGTAGATAGCGTCCTCGTCCGTGCCTCCCTCTGCCAGCACAGCGTTGGCCGCCTCGACGCACGCCGCCTGCTCAGCTGCCGTCCAATTCAAGGCCACCGCTGGCGGATCGTCCACCGTCCACGGCATAGCTACCTCCGATATTCCAGATGGCACTGGCAGTTGGTGAGGCACGCCGTCTCACCCGCCCCTGGCACCGTGCCATGCCCGCCGATCTCGGTCCAGCCCATCGCTGCCAGCGCCACACAATCGTCACAGTGTTCTGCAGCCCCCAGCACCCAAAGCTCTTGCGTCTTGCCCGCGTCCAGCTGAACCTCGCTGTTGCTACGCTCGAACGCCTCGCGCTGACTGTTGATATACATGCGCGCCCGTGCCGCTATCTGGCCCTCGGACAGCGTCCCCATGTCGTCCACAAAGGCATCCAGGTAGCGATACTGGTCGCGTAGCATGCCGCCCACGCGCCCCCAGTCGGCGCTGGTCATCTGCTCCAGCCCCCCACGGCCCACCACATACTGGCGGATATACGCCTCTTTCAGCTCTTGACGCATAGCAAGGTGGAACTGGCTCGGCGTCATCCAGTCAGCCGCCACAGCCTCCGCCCAGCTCTCCACCGTGCGCTCCCCATGCAGGATGCTGGTATCCATCCAGCCCCGCACGCTGTCCGCGCTGATCCAGCGCCCAGTCTCGTTGTCCCTGAACCGCTTTGCCCGCGCGCTCCATACTGGGTCCATCAGGCTTCCTCGTCCACCGTGGGCGCCAGCATTAGCTGGGCGACTTCTTCCTCCCCGCGCGCCGCAGCTTTGCGCACCGCCTCTTCCACGTCATGCTGGGTGATCGTCAGCCCGTCGCCCTCATAGAGCACGCCCCCTTCCTGCCGCACAGCGCGCCCCATGACGTAGCTTCGCGCCGCGCGCTCTGGATCGTAGAGCACTTCCAGGCGGTTGATCGGCCAGCGGTAGCGCACGATCCGCTCGTCAGGAAATCGCGCCTGGGCCGCCCGCGCCTGCCACGTGTCCATGATGCGCTCTGCAGCGCGCCGCAGGCGAACCTCGCCGCCCTCCCCCGTGTCGGTCTCGGTGATCTGTTCCTGGATCTCGGTCCACTCCTCAGGGATCAGCCCCGCCTCCGCCATTAGGGAGCGCGCCTCCTCCCGCGACAGCAGCGGCGCGCCTTCGGTCAGCCCCGCCTCGTATGCGGCCGTCACTACGTCCAGCTTGGCCTGTTGCACGGTAGCCTGGGTTAGCTCGCCCTCATCATCCCGCTCCTCAAACTGGAACAGGATCGTGTCGGGCAGCTCCCGCTGCAGCTGGTCCTGCAGCTCCAGTGGAAATGCCATCTGTCCCTTGGCCGTGGCCTTGGCGTGCTGGACCTCGGATTCCGTGCCGCGCCCCAAGCTGCCAAACTGCACGGGCCAGAACTCAGACGGATCGTACCCGAAACAGAGCGCGTAGGTGTAGAGGCACAAGTCCGTGAACACCTTGGCGTCAAAGTTCTGCGGCAGCTGCGACAAAGCCACGAGCGACGCTTGCGGGTTGTCCATGCCCGCGCTTGCCAGCACTTGCACGCCCGCATAGTAGCGCCGCTCCAAGCTGTCCAGCGTTGCATCCCTGGCCGTCAGGCTGTCCTGCCACTGCTCCTCCGTGATGCCAGACAGAAGGAGCAGGCCACGAGGTGCCCGCGCTGCCGTCAGCTCCTGGTCATGGACCAGCACAGCATAGAGCAGCCTGGCAACCTCCACCGCCCGCGACACAGCGCACCAGCCCAGATCGGCATACGCCTCGTCGTCGCTTGGCGTGCTGACCACGCGCACAAAGTCATCCGGAGCCCATCGCTGCATCCCGCCCTGCGACGGGTGATATTCCAGCGGCTCGTCTATGTCCCCTGTCATCCTGCAGCGCGCGCTGTCCACGTGGTACAGCCCTGCCAGCGGTCCGCCGCGCCCGTCCCTGCCAAGCTCGATCACAGCGCCCATGTCCGTCGTCCAGAACGACAGGCTGGCTTTGCGGGCAAACCGCCGCCAGCCCGCGCCCCCGTCTGCCTCTTGTAGCAGCCCCGTGACCCAGCTGACTTGTCGCTGGCCGCCCGACACCTCCCAGCCCCGGTTCGAGTCGATCAGCACGACGCTTGACACAACGCCCGACAAGTGCGGCTCGTTGCGCCATGCTTTGCGCAGCCATCTGTCGCGCCGCATGCTGTCGGGCTGGTAGGGCGGAGGCTCGCTGTCTGCCAGCAAAGCCATGGGCAGATAGTCCCATGGCAGCCTATACTTCTGGGCAAAGCGCGGCTGACGGCTGCCGTCGTCCGTTTGCCGCCCTATGATGTCCGCTACCCGCTGGACCATGCCCTCGTTGTCGTCGCCCATCGCGTCCCCCTATGCTGCCGGTCCTCTAGACCAGCCGCTTTGCGCCAAGCCATTGAACGCCCCCCCAGCGGAGTCCCATCGGTCGTCATGCGGCACGTCGGTGCCGCCCACAGCCGTTATCTCGTCCAGCCACCCCAGGTTCCAAGCGCCCCGCACGATCCGCACATTGCCATTCTGGGCCTGCCGTATGAAGGGCATGCCGCGCGTGATCTTGTTTCCGGTTGCGGGCCAGGGCTTCACATTGTAGCCTGCCATAGCGGTGATCATGGTATGGACGAACAGCTTCCCCGATGCCCCGCCCTCCTGCTCAATCCCGATGGGCACCCGCCGCCCGTCTAGCTCGGCAGTGTGCTTCATCACGCGCTCCACGTCGCCTGGGCCCCAGCGCCCGCGAACCACGTCCATGACATAGTATAGCTTGTCCGCGCCCAGCCCGATCAGCGTCCCCACAGTGTAGTCTGGATCTCCCTTGGTCTTTTCCCCCGACGCTGCCAAGTCCCAGAACCGATGCTGTTTGATGATGCGGCACGGCACCGCGTCCACCACTGGAAACCATTCCCGCTTGGCTATGGCGCCGCCTGGACGTGCATCCCAGTTACCCTCCTCGTACCATTGCCTCTCTAGCTCGGTGAGCAGCCTCAGGGCCTGCCTATACTCCTCCTGGTCCAGGTGCGGGTTGTCCTCCAACGTGGCTGGAATGTAGGGCCGCTCTGGATTGCCCGGCTTCACAAAACGCAGCTTGACCCATTCGTGCCCGATGCCCCCTGGGTTGCCCGCGCTCCGCATCCGCAACGGGACGTTCGCCCCCTGCAGCTTGCGCAAGCGGCTGAACAGGTAGCGGTACTGCGCTTCCCCGAACTGGGTCAGCTCGTCAAAGCCTATAAACTGGAAGGCCGCGCTCTGATAGCGGTTCTGGCTCCGTGGCGTGTCCAGATACCCGAACGTCAAGGTCGCCCCAGATGGAAACTGCCACTGGTGCCTGTTCGCCTGCCAGTGCGCGTCCGTGTTCCGCAGCCAGCCATCCGCGCGATCCATCAGCGCCTCGGGCAACTTGAGATCCTCGTAGGTCTTGCGCAAGAGCAGGGCCGCATAGCCTTTCACGTCCACATACTGCAGCGCCGCCATGAGCAGCGCGTCCGACTTGCCGCCCCCTGCAGCGCCGCCGTAGAAGGCCTCCATATGCGGCAGCCACAGGAACGCCTGTTGCTTCGGCGTGGGCACGTGCGGTATATACTTACTCCACTTCGGTACCGTCAGGGGCTTCAGGCGGGGCTTCGAGCGCACCTGCCGCAGCCAATATCCTGAGGACCTCTGCAGCCCTATCGTCATCGTTCTCGATCTCCACCTTGGTCCGCACGTCCACGCCGTCTGGCATTCGCAGCTCCGCCCGTTCTGGCGCGTCTATGCCCCACAGCCGCGCGCGCCGCTCCATGATGCGGAGCACCCTGTCCACAGCCCCCTGAGACCCATTCTTGGCCTGCCGCATCATGGGCATTAGTAGCTCGTCCAGCCGCTGCGATTCTAGCAGGCGCAGCTCTGCCGCGCCCTCCTGCTCCCGCTTGCCGATGTTCTTCAGCGCCCGCTGGATGTCGCGGTACGCCTGCGTCTTGGAGCAGCCCAGCGCCTCTGCGATCTGCGAATAGCTTGCCCCAGCTTTGCGGAGCCGCAGCGCATTCAGGCGTCGTTCTGCCGCCCGTGCCCGTGCCCCCTTGTCCGCCATGATCGCCTATCGTTCCTCTCCCATCGTTCCTCAATTTCGTTCCGTTTCGAGCGCCTCAGCGAAACGTGGCGGCAGGGCTACCTCGATTGGCCCGCAAGCCTCCACAGCGCGCCGCCAGTCGCCCTTCACAAACACCAGCACGTTCTGATGGGTCTTGCCCAGCTTGCGCCCGCCCGCGAACAGCTTTGACGTGCGGATGGGCAAGCTGCCTACGGCTGTCACTAGGATGGCCTCGTTGTATAGCTCGCAGCCCGCGTCCCTGAAAGCCTGGATCGTGTCGCTGACGAAGTTGCGGTACACCCCGTTCTGATCGCGCAAGTCGCCCACGACAAAACAGGCGAACCGGTCCTGGCGCAGCTTTGCCACAGCATCCGCCACGATATGCCGGTATGCCTGCAGGAAGCCGTCATACGTCGGGATCGCTGATAGCTCCCCTGGCAGATCGGAGTAGACTTCCAGATCATAGTAGGGGGGGCAGCTGAACAGGAAGTCACACTTCCCGTCGACCAGCTTCCCAACCTCGTGCCCGTCGCCCACGATCCATCGCGGCCGATCCACCGCCCCCCCAGCCTGCGGTCTGATGCCCACCTCCCACAGACAGTCCCCCGCCTGCAGCCAAGGAATCGTCTTCGCCTCATAGATCGGGTCAAGGGCCACTCCGCGCCAGCTGGTCGTCCCTGCCGCATCATGATAGCTGCCGTCTGCATCCACCAGCTTCACCATCTCCGCCCAGCCCGGCGGGGCCCATTTGTTGAGCCTCTTGGTAGGGTCCGCCCCCACGACCACGCCCAGCACCGGCACGTCCCGCCCCACATCCTGCAGACCCCATAGGATGCCGGCAAGGGACATGGCCGATCCAACCGGAACGACCAGCCGCTCCATATCAGCCGGCAAGTTCCGCGTCTGCAGCCGTGTCAGCGCCACAGCCTTTTGGCACTCCATGCCGAACGGGATCTCTCGCCAACCCCGTTCCGCCGCATCGTCTCGCGCCCGCGCGATCAGCACGCTGTTCCGCCCAGGATGATGTTGCACCACGTCCGCGCCCAGCGCCCGCGCCTGCTCCAGCTCTGCGGTCAGCTCTCCTGAGGGCACGTGTACCCGACAGGGTATGCCCATAGCCCTCGCCAAGTGAGCGATGATGAGCACTTGCGGCGATTCGCGCGCCCCTGCCGTGACTAGCCCTGGCGCGCCCTCAGCCAACGCCGCTGCCGTTCGAACCTTCCCCCCACATACTCCCGCCACAGCAAAAGCCGAGTCCCGTTTGATCCAGCAGTCGTCCAGCTGCAGCACGGGCGTCAACGCCTCAGGGTCGCTCGTTACGTCCCCTCCAGGGCCAAAGATCATGTCGGATTGACGCCGATTCTCCTCCACTTGCTCAGGCCGCAGGTCTATGCCCACATATTCGCGCCCCAGGTAGGCGGCCACCACGCCCCGCACGCTGCCGCCCGCGAACGGGTCCAGCACTCGGAATCCTGGTCCCGTCCACCACGTATAGGCACATTCGCACAGCACGGGGTCAAAGATCGACGTTCCTGTCTGTTCGGTCAGCTTGCCCTCCGTGCTGAAGGCTGGCTGATAGTGGGTCCGTACCTCGTGCGAAAAGCCCAGTAGATTCTGATCGCGCTCCCCGTTCCCGCCTGGACGGAGCACGCGCTCATTCGGCGGTATAGCGCCCAGCGTCCCCTGGGTTTGCCTGTCGAACCGCCGCGCTTGCCCTGGACTGCCGCTATAGTCCAGCGTGCCGTCGGGAGCCCGTCGGACCCCTGGCGGATGCGGCGGTATGGTCTTTGGTGCAGCCCCGCGCCCTACCTCGCTCCGAATCCCAAGGTCAATCCATGCCCTCTTCCGCCGCTGCCAGTACCCTTGGCGCGCGTCCAGAACGGAGAAGGGCGGCACCACAAAGCGCTCGCGCAAGGTGTCACGCGCCATGTCCTGCCGCCCCGCGTCACGCGCCGAATGTAGCCTGGATACATGCCCATCAAGCGCCGTATGGCCGTCTCTTCCATGGCCTGCGTCCGATACGTTTTGCAGCCGCCCTCCGTGTCCCAGTGGGCGTTCTCCCAGTATAGGTATTGCGCGCTCACGATCAGGCCGTCATCCCGCAGGCACCGCAGGCACAGCTCATAGTCCTCTTTCACCGGAAATGACGGGTCAAACCGCAGCCCATGCTCAAGGCATATGCCCATGCAGGAGGCCGTGACGTAGCTATGCCAGCGAAAGGGCTTCCACGGGTAAACGCTCCTGGATGCGCTCTGCGTTGCCAACCCCCAGATGCGCGCGCCCACGCCCCGCGCCACGTCAAAGATCTTTGCAAACTCTGCCAGCCAGACGCGCTCTGGCAGCGGATTGTGGCTGGTCTGCGTCGGTAGCAGCTGGACCCAGCCTGCAGCTTTCACGTCGTCATCCACAAAGACAAGATCGGCCTCGCCCTGTTCCTCCGCCCAGCCCAGCACCCAATTGCGCGTGGCCGTGATCCCTGTCACGTCCGCGGGCACGGGCACCACAGCCCCGCCGTCCAGCCGCTGATAGTCCCGTGCTTCCCCAGCAGGCACAAACAGCGTCGCCGTGGTCAGGATCTCCCGGCTTCGAACGTGCCCCGCGCGCCCCTTACTCGGTATCGCTATCAGCATCCGCGCTCTCCAGCATGTCCAGCAGGTCTGCAGCATAAACCACGCGGTTGACGCCCTTGGCGTCGAAAGGGCTGCCGATCTTGTACCCGCCCCGCCTGGACATGCGCAACCCCAGGGCCTCCTGCAGCCGCGACCATTCCATATCGCTTTGGCACATGACCACCACATACTCGCGCGCTGGCCGCAACTGCACAGCCTGCTCTAGCAGCACCTCGTCCGTCGCGCTGGTCTCCACGCCGCGCCCGTTGCCCTTCTCTTCGGGTAGCAGCTCGCCCAGAAGCTCAGCCACGCCTACCTCAGACGTCTGGACGCCCTGTAGCAAATCGCGCAAGGCTGCCTCATCGGTCTGGGCCATAGCAGCCACAGGGTCCAGCGTGGCCAGCATGTAGCGCTCCTCCTGCTCGCTCAGCTCCACTTCCAGATAGGGCACGTCCTCATCGCCGTTCTGCAGCGCCTGCCAGACCCGTTCATGCCCGTCCAGTAGGTATCCCGTGGTCACGTTTACGATCACCCGCTGGACCCAGCCTATCTCGTTCAGAATGCCCCGCATGGCCTCCCTCTGGCCTTGCGGGTGTACCCGCCAGTTCTCAGGATGGGCCAGGAACTGGCTTGCGGGCTGTACGCCTTCGCCCACTATGCGGTTCTTCCAGCTGGGTGCCATACGCCCTCCCCCTCTATTCTAGTCACTGCCGCCGTTATGTTCACCCGCCCCGTTCCAGCTTGCCAGCGTGTCGTCATGCGACAGCCGACGGAGCCCTTCTTTCACTAGCTGCCGCGCCCTTTCCCCAGACAGCCCCAGCACAGCCCCGACCTCATTCAGCGATGGGGTAGGGTCCGTCAGATAGTAGAGTTCCACCGCCCGCCGAATCCGCAGCGGCAATCTGCTCAGCGCCTCGGTTATGTCGTCCTGCAGCATGCGCTGCCGCGCCGCTGCCTCAGCTGACGGTTGCCCCAGCTCCCCCATCTGCTCGTGTAGGGGCCGATCCCGCTCCCCTACGTCGTTCACTGCCTCATATTCCAGTGACAGCGGATGCCGCCGCATGCGGTCCGAATATTCCACCTCGGCCACCGTGGTCTGCAGCATGTCCGCGATCTCCAGATCGGTGATCCCTGGGTTCTGATCCCGTAGCTGCGTCACGCGCGCGCACAGCTGGAACACTGGGTACGGCGCCCGTATGGTCCGCCCGTCCTCTGCAAACGCCCGGTGTACGCCCTGTCTGACCCAGTAGGTTGCATAGGTGCTGAACCGATACCCGCGCTCTGGGTCGAATTTCTCCGCTGCTCGTAACAGCCCCATGTTGCCCGCCTGGACAAGGTCCTCCACGGGCACGCATTCCCAGCGATACTTCAGCGCCTCGGCCAGCACCAGACGCAGATTGCGGGCCACGAGCTCGTTCCGCGCCTCCGTGTCACCTGCCTGCACAGCATGCCCTAGTTCCTGTTCCTCCTCTGCCGTGAGCAGCTCGCCCTGCCGCCCAACGTCCACCGCATACTCCTCCATCCGTCGCAGCCCTCGTGGTGCATACATACCTCAGCCCTCCCCTGCCAGGTACGATTCCAGCGTAGCGCGTGCCTCGTCAAACCCGTGACAAACGGCCGTCCTATACCCTTGGCCTGCCAACGCCTCCAGCCATGCATCTTGCGCGTCCGTCGTCGTGTTCCGGCCGGCCTTCATCTCCACAAACAGCCCGTGCCATCCGCCACACGGCACGGGCAGGAACAGATCGGGCACCCCCGCCTTGACCCCCTCCTCCTTCAGCCTGCGAGCGGTTGCCACGTGCCGCCAACCCCCATTGGGTATGGCGAACAGCATGTCCAGCCGCGCGTCAGGGTGGTAGGCAGCCCATCGGACCAGGGCAGCCTGCTCCGTATGCTCAGACATACATATCCCCCCACTGCAGCACCCGCTCCGGTGCACAGACAGGGTGCTCCCTATGCGATCCGTGCTGTTGCTCCCTGCAGACAGGGTGTCTCCCATGGGTGCTGCTATATCCTAGGGCCAATGCTCCATATCGTGCTGCAAAGGCTTCTATCCCAGATAGGGTGTGAAAGTTCTGTCCAGAGGTCATGGTGCCACGACCCCTTCCACCACAGCGACAGATTGGCCGCCATGGGGTCTGCGGTACTGCGTCCATATCGCGCCGTGGTCTCCGGTGGTCGAGCCCTCTGTCCGCACGTAAATGCTCTCGCCCGGCTGCAATGACCGCACAGCACGCGCCGCTCCGGCCGGTTCCCCGTGGAAGACCCTGCGGTAATCCCGCTCCCCAGTAGAGCAGGCCCTCAGTACGCTCTTGGCCATTCCACGCGATCCCTGGGTCCAGGGCACGCGGTAGGTGTTCGGTAGCTGCCGCGCCACATAGACAGCCCCGCCCATGCTGATGCGCCTATACCCTGCAGCCGCAAGCTCAGGGGCTAGCGCCTCGCCTGGACGGGCTGGGGCAGCCGTGATCTCATAGTTGGGTCGTGATCCAGCGTCTATGCGCTGCAGATGGGTGATGATCGTTCGGCGGGTGCAGCCGGCAAAGCCTGCCAGCTTGCCGTTGCTCACGGTGCGGGGTTTGCCGGCAAGCCATGCGCCAACGCATGAAGCACGAAAGGGGCCGATACTGCCAAAGTGCTCAAGGGGTACGTCTACCGGCCGTCGCCGTGGGGCCGCCTGCAGCCGCCTGCAGACGCGCTCCAGGCTGGCATAGCAGATCTGTCCGTGGCGGTTGAACCACCATTCGCGCTCCCAGCGCGCAAGTGTCCGTCTGGTCGTGCGGTCAGACCATAGCTGCCAAGCCTGGATCTGGTCTCGTAGCCTGCGCTCCTCGACCCAGCCGCAGCCACGATCATCCAGCGCCCGAATCAAGAGCCAAAGCCTGTAGGCGGTCTCTTCGCCCGCATGATAGGCCGCCAGCCCTATGTCAGGGTATCCCTTGATGGTCGTGGCTGCGTCGCTGGGCATCGCCTATCGTCCTTCCCGTTCTGCAGCCTGCCAGATCATAGCAGCCGCGACCATGAGGATGAAGGCCGCGCCCGCGCAAATGGGTCGAGAGGGGGAGCATAGCAGCACGATGCTGCCGAGTAGCAGTACCGCCCAAAATGCCAGCCGTGATTCCATGACGATCTCCAGATATGCGAAACGGATTGCAGGGGCGCCCAGGGAGGCAAGCCACACACCTAGGCTCGCGCGGCGTTGGCAGCGCCGCAGCAGGCGCCCCTGCAATCCGTTGGTGTGTCGTGCCCTCCCCCGTGCGGTCCTTATCACGGGGTCGCCAACCCCACCGCACGGGGTTATTATAGCAGCTGCCGCTGCCAAGCGCAAGGCCATCAGCCCTCGCTGCCGTCCGCATAGAGCGGGGGCAGCACTTTCACCTGATGCAGCGGGCGCATGCCCTCCACAGCCTCGTCCAGCTCCGCCTTCGCCTCGCCCAGCGTCGCCCATTCCGTGCCGCTATAGATCAGCTGAACGCGGTCCGCGTCCTTCCGTCGCGTGGCCCACGGGCGCACGAGGCTGGACAGCATGATCTTGTCGATCTCCTCGCCCAGCCCAGCCGGCATCTGGACGCACCGCACGTCCACAAAGAGGGCTAGCGCCACACTGTTCTGGCCATTGTCCGTCGGAATCACGTGTTCCGTCATAGTCCGCATGCCGACCAGCCGCCATGCTAGTTCTGTCACCATTGCCCCCTATGCTACCGCAGCACCAGATATTCTGACTCTGCCAGCCGCGCCCCAGGCACGCTGTCCCCAGCGTCAAGCGCCGCTTTGAGCGCCCGCTTGTCCACCGATACGGAGATCCGTCGGTACTGCTCTGGTATTTCTTCTGGCGACACGTCCACCTCTACCCGCGTGCTCCTGCCAATGTAGGCCGTCACGATGGGCAGCCTGACCCGGTGTAGGTTTGCGCGCCGCAGGCACTGCAGCGCATACTCCTTCAGCCGGTGGACGCGGTTGTCAATCGCGCTTTGGCGGTTGCGCAGCCTCACGATCTCGTCATGTAGCGCATCGCTCTCGGCCTCCCAGTTGCAGATCAGGCGCGCGATCCCATCCATCTTCTGTTCCACGGCGTCGCCTATAGCATCCAGCGCCGCCTGCAGCCCAGCCTCGTCCAGCTGGTCCTCCTGCAGCAGTTGCTCCACCACTAGCAGGCTAGCATCCGTCAGCTCGTATAGCTTCATTCGTCTGCCCCCTGTTCCAAGATGCGATCACGCGCGCGCTCCAGCTTGTTCAGCCATTCCTTCTGGCGCCGCCAGTGCTCCCGCAAAGATTCCTTCTGCGGCGACCCCTCGCGTGCCGCGCGCCCACGCTCCTCGATGTCCTGCAGCGTGCGCTGGGCGTCGCGTATGCGCCAGCACAGCCATTCATAGTCGCTGGGGCTGGGCATGAAGTTACTCGTCAAGCGCCCGCGCCCGCGCCCACGGGTATACGCCTGCCGCTGCCATTCGCTCCTGGTGTTGTTCAATCTCCGCCCTCGCCCTGATTAGCAGCCCGATCAGCTCGTCCACAGCTTCCTGCTCGACGTACACCGTGGC